CTAGAACTGATCATCCTTCAACCGCGCAAACGGCACACTGCGGTTCTGCAGCTTGCGCAACGTCAGCTTGTAGGCACTGGACTTGATCTGACTGCCCATCGGCGTCTCCTCCAGCAAAATCCGACCCGACGCAAAGGCACAGCCCGTACTCATCATCTTGTACTTGAGCAGGTACAGCCCCGGGTCCATCTTGGCGAACGTAAACACCGCCCCGGCCGGCACAAACGCATGCCGAAACGCCCTGCGCCCCACCGCATCCGTGACCTTGGCATACACCGCCGATTCGCCCGCCGAGTTATCCACAGTGATCTGCGACCAGCCGTTGTCCTTGAGCACCGGCATGTCCTTCACATAGCCCGCCTTGTCCGGCCACGGCGCGCCCATCGGATCAAGCGCCGCCACGCCACACTCGGACGCCGCCGCATCCACCGGCTTCGCCGTGCTCGCTACAGGCTCCTCGACCGGCGCGGCAAGCGTTTCAGGTGCGGGCTTGACCCACGTCTGCGCAACCGGCGCAGGCTCGGACGGCACAAACGACTTGCCTGCACCCGGGTCGTAACCCATCCACGCCCCACCCGCGCAGAACACCACAAACAACAGCGCCCAACGCCACGCACTGCGACGACGCCTGTCACGGGAAGGGGATGCAGAAGCATAGGAAGAGGACTTGGGAGCCGGTCCCGAACGAGCCGCCTGAGACGGCGCTGCAGTTGCGGCTGCAGACGTGGCGGCATACACATGAACCGCCTGCCCGCGCGTTGCATGCGCCTGCTTGCGGCGCGCAGCATCGATACGCGCCTTGTGTTCATTGGCTGCGAGCTGCGCGTCATAAGCCGCACGCCGCGAAGGGTCAGCCAACACATCGTGAGACGCGTTGACGACGCCCATCATGTCCGAGGCGTAAGGATCTGGATTCCTGTCCGGGTGCAGCTTTTGCGCCAGCTTGCGATAAGCCTTCTTGATCTGCTCAGGAGAGGCATCGCGAGCAACACTCAGCAGCTCGTAATGCGTAGGCGTTCTCTGCATTGCACTTGCTGTCCATGGCCGACTGCCATTTTCGATACAGCTGTATCGGCCAAAAAACCGGTAGCTCCAGTGCAAATCCGACGCAACAGCAACCAGCACACAAGAAAATGCCCGAATCCAGAGGATCCGGGCATTTCTTGAAACATCGATGAAGCCTTCGTCAGCGTCCAGACGCACATTCATGCGATTCAGACAGCCATCCTCAGCCCCACCCTGCGCAAAGCCAAAAGACCAGGCGCAACTGCAAATATCCTTCAACAACTCTTCAGCGAATGACCAGCCTGCGGCAAACAACACCCCAAACCCGGTTACGATCCATCGCATTACTCATCAGATAGTCCTTTATCTGCATGGCTGAAAAGCTAACGTCCCGTGCTGCTGACTCAGTAGCCTGGGCCGTTGAGAACAAGCCTATGCAAAGCCCTCCTGCCCCGCAACTGCCCAAAAATGGTGGGGTCGGATGGGGGCCTGTTCACAAGCCAAATCGCCACCACGGCTGCAACCCTCGGTGTGCAAGACCTGGTTAAAAATCCAGCGTCCCCTCATGCACAAGCTGTGCACGCCAGAGGCAAAATCAACGCCCGAATTCAACGCCATCCGCCCTATCACACAGACCAATCCGTCGAAACCGAAGGAAACGGCCTGCACCACCACCCGCACGCATCCGAGCCGAAGCGCCAATGGTCGATTTTTTTCAACTGAATCAGACAGCTAGGCTTTACAAGCGCATCAGACTCTATATACTCGCAGCCCATTACGCCGGTATAGCTCAGTTGGTAGAGCAACTGACTTGTAATCAGTAGGTCCCGGGTTCGACTCCTGGTGCCGGCACCATATAAATCAAGGGCTTGCAGCGATGCAGGCCCTTGTTTTTTGCGTCACACGTAACAAGCCACGTAACAAGCACGCTGCGCCTAGCATATTCAGGGAAGTCTTTTATGGATTGGATGCAGTTTGTAGCGGCCGTTGTTGAGTCTCTTGCCTGGCCTGCAGTTGCAGTGGTGATGGTAGCTTTGCTTAGAAAGCCGATCGCAAAGCTCATTCCGCAGATCAGAACGTTCAAATATAAAGATCTGCACGTCGATCTCGGTGAAAAGCTGGAAGAGGTTAAGGAGGCGGTCGAGAAGGACGCGGTAGACGGCCAGAGCCCTATTCCTAACTCCCCTCCACTAGCTGCACAACCAGATGTTCTGTCGCTAGCGCGGCTCGACCCTCGTGCGGCCATTCTCTCATCGTGGTTAGACGTGGAAAGGGCGCTGCGAGCATTAGCCTTGAAAGCTGGGATTCCCTTCGATGCCACACCGATGTCGACGGCAAACGGGCTGCTTACCGCAGATGTGATAGATGAATTTACATTCAAAACACTGCGAGACCTTCGGCGTATCCGAAACGAAGCCGCTCATATCACTACGCGGGATATCTCGTATGCAGAGGCGGTGACCATGGCGGAGATGTGCCAATGGCTCGCACACCGATTACGGAACGACACGGACGGTTCACTGGCCTGACCTGCCCCCTCATAGGAGCCTATTCCTAAAATTCGAAGGGGGTCAAAAAAAAGGTAATATTAGTAATATGAATGGCAGAAAATGGCTGCAGCCCTTGTAGGCCGTGGCGTTCAGCGCTTTCGAGCAAAGGTAATATTTAAGCGATACGAAAGCGATATTATTACCTTCTACTAAAGCTATATTTTCATTTCCTAAAACCCAATGAATCCGGGGGTTTCAGGAAAATATTACCTTTCATATCGCTTCATATTACCTTCCGATGTAATACGCAGAGCCCAGTAAAACCGTGGCCTCCAGCCTAGGTTCGAGGGTCATATAGCTAATATCGCTCTTTTTGAAAACACCCCTCCATACCTGAGATTCAATCTCATTTAAAACACCGTTTTTCAAAACCCCGACTGCAAGGGATGAAGACCTGTAGATCGTCACCAGCGCGTGCAATCGTGTGCAATGTCCAAAGGCCCCTGAATACGGCTACAGCGCCCGGTCTGCTTGAGTTGTAAAGGTTGGATCTGATCTGGCCGCCGATGCCCTGGTGCGCAGCTTTGAGACCGGTGTCGATTTGGAAAACCACCCCATTCCTCGGTTTTCCAATTTTTCGCCCAAGCAGGCCGGGCTTCCGAGGCTTGCACCCGCCTGCACCGCCCTATCGCTCGCTGTGCAAGGCGCTGACATTTTCCTGCACAAGCTTGCACGTTGTGCAATTGCAGCTCCCCTACGCAATCCCACGGCTGGCTTGGGCTGGAGTATTGCTTTCGTCGCATCTGGGTTTGCACAAAAAACGGACGCGGAGCCCGTCGGCGGGAGGGGGATAAGTGATTTTATGATCGGTTTTTTTTTAACGACATCGTTTCATCTGGACGAGACAGAGCACAGCGTTTTGACATAGCATCTGAAAAAACAGTGAATAATGTATTTAGGGGCTAGCTAGCATGCATGTATTTAGATACAGAGCATCAAACCTTCTTTCCCAGAAAGGCTTACTATACGACGAATGGTATTTTGCTTCCAAAGAAGAACTCAATGACCCTGTAGATATGCAATCCGACTTCCATTTTTCTGCTGGGGGATGGTTCAAGCTTTTAGATAGCCTCTGGACTGACAAGAATCACGTAGCTGTTGCCGCTAAGTATTTTTCTCAATTAAGTCCGATTTCATACGAAAAATTAGTTATTGATTTTGAAAAGATTCGTCAAGATATTTTAGAGGAGGCATTCAAATCAGAAAGAGTTTCCTTAGGCGAGGTGAAATTACTCCATGATTCTTTATCTAAGCTATTAGACCTGCTTGATATGTACGGTCCAGGCTCGGGGTATTCAGTCTCATTTTCTAGAACAAGCACTAGCATGCTGATGTGGTCACATTACGCATACAGCCATACTGGTTTTTGCTTGGTGTACCGACCGGTCAACGGCAGACTTAGCCAATGCCCTACTAGAAAAAAAGACGAGTTATTGGTTTCCCAAAATCACTCATCCTGTGTGCCGTCTGAATTTAAAGTTGAAGATATTATCTATGACAATCAGATTAAGCCCTTAGATGCCTATACTTTGCTCCCCATTGTCCACACTGATTCTAGATTCGACTCGGGAGATGCACAAAAGCAATGGCACAAAGAAAAAAATGCACAACTTCTGACTAAAAACATTTGCTGGGCATACGAGGAAGAATGTCGATTGATGCTAAACCAACCAGGCAAATGGATTTCAGGCTCATGTACCTATGATAACCTACAGCGTCTGTTTTATTATGACTTTGATCAGATTGTAGGAGTAATATTCGGTGCGCGAATGTCTCCTACAGACAAAGAAACACTTAAAAAAATAATAAGTCACAAACTGAAAATCAAATACGTTTCGTTAGGACGCAAAGATAGGCCGCGCTACATATTTGACTTCCTTTATCAGCAAGCTGAGATCTGTTCTACCTCACGCGAGGTAAGGCTCATAGACCTCGACATGGACCAAATGGGCAACCAAGTTTTACCCGGAACTGAGTACTACAAAAAACTATTGCTTAAATGGAAGAATGGTGAAGGAATGACTGTCAAGGATGATCATAATTTTTATGAAACTATACCTTGGTGATTTAAACACCGATCGATAGTAGTTGTACTTTCACGGAGTAAAAACTCTATACTAGTTGATTTTGCTCACTACTATTTTAGCTAGCCTAACTTGATCGTAGATACTAGCTTACGCGCAGTCTTTACCAATTGAGCGCACACTGAATATCACTTAATGGGCAGAGCGCGGATTTCTCTTGGCGAAAACTCTTAAAAAAGCCCGCGATGTGCAGGCTTTTTTCTCGATGTTGGCCTAGTAGGTGATATCACAAATCTAGATGCTTTCCGCAATGACCTATCACAATCAAACGCGCCTTAGCATCCCAGTGGAAATGAATTCTCAGGGTTTTCGCTAAACTATCTTTTACACCATGCTTAAGGTGTCTAGACATGAAAACTTTTTGACCTCTATACTCAAAGGTTCTTTGGCTGGTCCCTTCTTTAGTAAGTTTTGCTTCATTAGCACTAAAAGAATTACCGAAGCAGCTTTTAGCCTTTTGATCACCTTTCCCTTCCGACATGTCTTGCCAATACTTGCAGACTAGTAATGTGAGAAGGTCATACGCATTGAAGCTATAAAGAAAGCCAGCCTTGTCGGACTCAACAGCGGACGAAAATGCGCTATCCAAAACTAATAGACGATCTGGATAGAGAATACTGACCAATTTTAATATACGCTCAAGAGTTACGGTCTTGGATTGAATATCACTTAACGTATCCCTTATTTCATAGAAGGCACCACCTAGATCGCCATCATAATCACTTGCTTTATTGCCAGAAAGCTTATATTGCAATGACTCTATAGCCACCTGAGCTTTTCGATTTTCAGAAGTTAGCTCTGATATCTCTTGATCGAGCGCTTCGATTTCTTGTCCTTTACTTTTTAGCTCTCCATCCGCTGCTTCGAGCAATTCGGCATAATCTTTTATTTCAGCCGAACTGTCATTTCGCTTCGCCTGCGCTGCAGCCTCGCTCAATCTAGCTCTTAGTACCTCAAACCTTACAGTCTCATTGGAGACATGCCTTCTTGATAATGGGATATTCGTCCTGTGAGCGATGCTTGATAATATCTCTGACTCTAGCGTGTTATCATCACGCCCTTTTTCGGGCCAATCTTCAACTTTAAAAAAACAAGTCTCAATAAAACTCCCAGATGCAGATGTCCTGCTTGGAAATATAATCCGGACAGCTCCTGAAAACACTATATATTTCCGACCTATAAGCTCCTCAAGCTTGAATGTATCAGTGTTTTTAGGTATCACTACAACATCTGCAAGCCCTAAAACCTGACGTCTAATGCTTTCTGGATCAGTAAAAAACTCGTCATCTTTGGCACTTATTAAGACTATAGCGCTGTTGCGAGAATCTCGCTGTACATCTTTCAGAAAAGAATCAGCATTTTCTTCTGTCAAGGTTTTGGGGAACAGCCCTGGAGTGTTATTGATAGGCCTGCATTTCTCTATCAGATCTGCAACAAGCTTTGGCCTAGTAACTTTAATAGGCGCAATTACTTTAGCGCTCACCTCATCTGTTTTTAGTATTACGGTACAATCAACCACCCCTCCATATTCGAACTGACGGACGCCCACCTCAGTGATCCATTGCCTACCTTTAATAGTCTCATCCTGATGAGAAAGTCGGAAGCTGAAAAGGAAAGGAAATACTCCACCATCTTCTTTATTTACAGTGGACACAGAACTTATAGAGTTTTTATTTATAGTAAGATTGTTTACACCCCTAGCCAACTTTATTGGATCAACGTAGCCTTTACACTTTCTACCAGCCCAATTTGCGATGACTGAGACAACCTGCTCCGCACCTTCCTCTGGCTCAAGCTCAAATCTATTAGCATATATCAGCATAATTCTCTTTTCCTTGTGAGAGACACTGATATCAGTATGCCTTCACTGTGACCTATCAGTAAAGGATCATGATTATTTTGTTTTTTCGACAAGCCACATTAGACTTTATTGAAACAACCATAGCTTAGAATTTCAATTCGGAGTAACCGTACATCTATTCAACTGAGGGTCGCTGTCGATAACTTTTTGTTCAGAGATGCAGCTTTGACAGCGCCTGCGGCGAACGCAGGCGCGTTATTAGACACAGGTGACGGCCCGTGAGTGTGTGCGGCAAGCTGGGTGTTCATATCCTGAACGAGATCCAACAAGTCACAAACCACTTGGAAGATGTTCACTGCGCCCGAACCGACCCAGTTTTTGGGAGCTTGGAGACGCTGACTTATACCTGTGATGCTTTCACGTAATCCCTGAATCCGTTCCTGCATGTCGCCACCCACCGTGGCGTTATGCTTTTGACCGACCACCAGGTTCAGGTCACGACCTGTTGCCTGGTGCAGGTCGTCCACTGCCGCCAGGCTCGCGGATCCGCCTGACAGCAGCTTGAGCGCTCCCAGGGCCTCGATCTTCTTCACGCCACCCACTGACTCGGTCGAATGGTCGTCCACCGTCCTGGTGTGGCTCTGGAAGCTTTCAGTGTTCGTCATGGCGTCGACTTCCCGCTCGATCGCCTGGTCCTGGATCTTGCCGTCGGTCTTGCGCAGCCAGTTGCCATCCGCGTCGACGCGCTGCTGCACGGCGTCACTGTGCTGCCACACTTGGTCGCCCTTGGGCACCTTCGGCAGTGTCAGGCCGTGCGGCAGGATGGTCTGGATGTAGGGCTTATGTGGCAGGCCATAGGCAAAGCACACCACCACGCTGGTGCCCTCCTCCGGAAAGGCAAAGAAACCCATTTCATCACCGCCCACCGGCATGGGCAGCGGCACACCGGCCAGTACCGGCAACGTCGTGTCGATCTCGCCATCTGGCCCCATCACCTGCAGGTCGACCGAGAAGCGCGGTCGGAAGTCGTCACACAGACCGGCGCTGGCCGGCGCATCCGCCACGGCTACGACCTTGGCGAAGCGCGGCAAGTGATAGCCACCAGTGAGTTCAGGGAATTGTCGCTCTACGCTGCGCTTGATTGCGTCGTCCATTTGATAGCCATCTGCGTGCCGGCCAGCGTCACGTTCGTGATCCGCTCGCCATGGTTGATTGATACGCCTGGTCGAAGGCCCGGTAAGGCCGCGATCATTGCGCTCTGGCTGCCCTGGTAACCGTCGAAAAGGTTCACCGGCAACTGCAACGGCGACCGAGCGCCGAAGAAGCTGTCAGCCCAGGAACCGACGTAGATCTCGCCGTCGCCCTGTTGCTGCCAGATAAAGTCCTTGATGCCAAACACCCGCGCCATGCTGTCCAGTGCCTGGTAACCAGCGGCCAGGTTGTAGAAGAACGGTGTCTTGGTGCGTGTATAAGCCTGATCCGGTACCCGAAAGCGCAGCCCGGTCTTGCCGCCGATATCGGCCAGCACAGCGCGCAGATTCACGTGGCGTAGGTTCATGGGCAACGGGTTGGCCAGCACCGCGGCTAACTCGCGGCAAAGCACCACCTGCTCGATGCCGTTGGTGGCAGTGCAGCGTTCAACATAGCCAATGAAATGGCGCTGCAGGACCGCTTCGTTGTAGCCGATATCGAACGTGACCAAACCTTTGACGGTAACGCCGGCCTTGATCGTGAACGTAGCGCGGCCCGGACTCTTGAGGTCAAGGCGGACATCGTCGTTGACCAGCGGCATGACCGTGCCGCCGATCGTCAGCACCTTGTGCAGTTTCATGCTCATGACGCGCCGCCCAGGTAGGTGTCCACCTTCTTGAGCACTGCCTCAAAGCCGGTCAGCTCTTCAGGCGTGCCCGATCCGCTGTTTGTAACACCATCACCTGGTGCTGACTGCGACGTGACGCCGTTGCCGGCGCGCCGGTTCTCGACCTTCTCCGGATTGGATAGCTTCTCGCTCAGGGTGAACTGGACGATCCATTGGGCCAGTGTGTCGTCCTCGCGGGCGCTGACCCCGTCAGAGAACGTCACCTGCCGGATGCCAAAGGCCTTGGCCGTGTCGTTCACGATGCGGTAGGTCTGGAGCTGGCCACCGCCTGCAGTCGCCTCGGCCAGGCGCATGATAGTGCGCAGGTCCTCAAGGGCCTTGTAGGGGATTGTCAGCGCGACGGTCAGCGTCTTGGGTTTGAACCCCTTGTGCGATTTGTCGGTAGCCGATGTCTGGCCGCCCAGCTCGTCGGCCTCGATCTTGAGGTTGGCCGTCAGCTTCATGCGGTGGCCGACGATCTGCTCGCCATTGAGTAGCAGCGTCATAGGCCCACCAGTTCCTGGACAAAGCTCAGACTCTCCGCAGATCCGACCAACAATGCGCCGGCACACAGCGGCCATTCATGACCAGGTGCTTCGCCTTCGAGCAGTTCGCGGCGCAGCTGGCCCAGGTCACCCGGTCCCAGCATCCTGGACTGTATCGATACGTCGTCGGCACTGTTGGTGAACTGGGCTTTCAGATCGGCCAGCTGCTGCTCGCGCTCTTGTACCTGCACCTTCTTTCGCGCCTGCAGATCTGCAAGGTCCGCCATGGGCGAGCTGTCGGCGGCATAGCCTTCGAGTACCGCCAGTTGTCCTGCCATGGACTGGCTGGCCAGCTTGGTGATCGGGCAGCGCTGCAGCGGCAACTGGCTCCAGAGCGGCATTTGCCCGGCGATCGGCATGATCCATTTTTCCACTTCCAGCTTGGCCAGGTGTTCGGCACGGCGCTCGGCGCGCACCAGGTCAGGCATAGGCAACACCACGTTGAACCGCCCCAGCGTCGCGGCGAGCTGGTCCAGGCGCGTGGCGAGGAATATCAGTACCAGGGCGCTCTGCTGACCTTGCGGACGGACTGCGTCGGTCGTGTCAGTCAACTTGTCGGCCAGCAGCTGCAGCAGGTTGGGCGCAGACAGAAAGCGTTGGTGACCACCGCTGCCCTGCCCTACACCGTGCTGAAACGGCGTCACCACAATGCATGACGGAATGTTTTCAAACTGTGCGACCAACGCATCACGTCCAGCACTGATGGCGGACTTCGCAGCCCCTGCGATCAGACCAGGACTGGTGGTGGCGATATCGGCCAGCGTCGATACGCGCTGGCCGGTGATGACCATTTCACTCTGGATCAACTCCCGAGCGTCCGCCATCTGATCCATCCACTGCGTGGCCTGCACCGGCCATTGCAGTTTGATCGGTGCCCATTCATTCGCCATCGAGCACGACCGCTTCGATCCAGTCCGGTGTAACCGGCTGCGTGTTTTCCTTTGGGTAGCCAGGCACCTGCGGCCATTCCCGCACGGCCTGACGCCAGGTCAGCAACTGGGTGAATTGCTCGGGTGTGATCGGCAGGTCACCGCCCAGATCGCGAGCATCGCGGTACTGCGATACCAGGTTGTCCGATACCTTCAAACGCAGCTCCACCCAGAGCTTGGCCAGCAACGCCGGGTCGGCCTGTACAACGATGTCCTCGGCGTACTCTGTAGCGTGGCCACCGGCGTCCAGATAGTCGACAACAGCCTGGTAAAGCGGCGGGTTGTAGTCCTGGGTAACATGACAACGGTTGCCAGCAACGGTTATCACGAACGAGCCATCGTTTTTAGTAGCCACCTCGGAGAAGGACACGCCCAAAGCCACTGGCTCTTCGGGAGCCGCGAAAATCGGCGGCAGGACCTCTTCAGGGGTTTCAAGTATCACGTCTGTCATGCTGCGTACCTCCAGGCGAAACCGTAAATGGTGCTTCCGCCGCTGAATGAAATAACTGTCCCGCCAGCTGCCTGGCCACTTCGACCGATCACGCCGGCGCCGCCCGAGTAGTAATGCATCAGCGAATAGCACCACGTGCCGCCGGCGGGCAGCCTCACTTCAGTCGCGGTGACAGAAACCGCCAGGAAGTTGTTGTTGTCTGGCCGGTAAAAGTTTTGCTCGCCCCACAGCAGTCCGAGGTTGGTTGCGTCCACTTGCGCACGAATACCCGCGCCGTCTGTCCCCCACCCCAGACGCAGTTGGTTGGTGGATTGATTGGCACCGCCGCCCTGCTGCACAGGCATGAACCCCAGACGCGTCTGCAGGTAATGAATGCCGCCGGTAGACGTGCGACGGAAATAGGGGAAATCCGGGTTGTCACTGGCGAAACCAGCGGTCTGGACCGCATCCCCTGCGATGCGCTGGTTCAGCAACGAGTTGACCTGCGTGACCGTGTAACAGTCAGTGATGCCGTAGCCGGCGACCGAGCTGGACTTGTTGGCTTTGTCGTTGGGGTTGAACGACTGCTCGGTCCAGATTCGGCCCATATCTGTGGCGTCGACCGTCAACTTCAGACCCACGTCCGACCAACCGATATACACCTTGTTGGTCCTCTGGCCTGCACCGCCACCCTGCTGCACAGGCGTGTAGCCAAGCTGCGGCTGCAGGTAATAAACCTTTTCATCAGAGATGCGACGGAAATACGGATAGTCAGTGTTGTTGCTGGCAAAACCGGCGTGGATAATGGAGTCGGCCAGTACCCGTCTGCCCACCAGGTCGTTGACCTGAGTGGTGGTGTAGGCATCGGAGATACCGTAGCCAGCCAACGAAGTGGCCTTGTTGGCCTTGTCATTGGGGTTGAATGAGGTTTCCGTCCAGATCCTGCCCAGATCGTTGCCGTCGACGCTCGCTTTTAGCGTCGCGCCGGTCCAGCCGATGTTGATCTGATTGCCCTTCTGGTCAGGCCCACCGCCTTGCTTCACGAAACTTTTGTTCGCGTCATCCTTGCTGTACGCATCGGTGATGCCGTAGCCGGAGAGCGTTGTCGGGTTACTGCCGCCGGTGACCAGACCTTTCACGTTGACGTTTACTTTTGTGTACGCACCTGCTGCGACACCGCTGTCGGCGAGCGTCAGCGCGATCTCTGTATCGCTCGCGCCGTCATAGGTTCCAGAGCCAGTGGCCGCACCTTTGAACTTCAGGGTTCGGGCCGTCGACAGGCGCGCCGCTTTGCCCACTGCGGTGGTGCCGTCGACGATCGCAGCGATGACAGCATCCAACGCCGAGCGCACCGCCTTGACCAGTTTGGTACTGGCCAGCACAGCACTGCTGTTGCTGTTCGGATCGTCGCTGATCGCGTTGGGCAGCTTGCCAAGGCCCACATCGTCCTTTGTCGTGGCGCGAGCGCGCAGCTCCGGATAGTCACCAATCCGCGCCGCGAAGTGCTTCACCAGCTCGCTGTCGATCGCCTCGATCGGGCGCAGGTCGACCAGGCTGCTGGTACCGGTGATGTCGGCCAACGGCACCAGGTAGTGCTTGGCCGAGGCGCTGTCGGTGTAGTCGACCTTCGCTTCCTGGCCGAACACCACTTTGAACGAGGCCACGACGTCGCTCAGCTCGCGCTGCAACACCACATCCAGCCACGCTTTGGTCGGCACTGCCGGCACGGTCACAGGCAGCACGGCATCAAGCTGAAGGCGAATACCTTCGACATACGCCACGCCCGGATTGAGCTGGTAGGCATTGCCCACCTTCTGCAGCTGCAGGCCTGCGCCGAAAAAGCAGGCGCGCCCGAACATGTCCCGGTTGCTGATGCGTTCACGCTCATCGATGCCTTTCATGCGCGCGGTGTAATCGAACTGCCAGGTACTGGCGTCGATCTTGATGCCAGTCAGTTGCTGGGCACCGTCGAACACCAACAGGAAGTTGCGCGTGACGTTGTTGCCGATCTGGTCGGGCAGGATGTTCTTGCGCTTCTGTTGCACCGGCACGTAAGCGACCGACAGCAGCACGTCGTCACTGGTCTCCATGCCGATCCAGTTCCAGTCGAAGTCGCCGATATCGGTGCCCATCAGCAGGCTGTACACCACCTGGTTAGGGTTCACGTAACCCTGCTGGGTGATGTTTGCGGTGTAGACGATCTGGGCCGCTGGCGGCTTCACGCCGGCGCGATTGACCGGGCCGCTCACATTGAGGCCGGGCACGTTGGCCAGCACGAAGCGGGCCACGGTCAGCGGCAGATTGGCCGCTTGTTTCTGGGCGATCAGTTTCTCGCCGGCGAGGGTGATACTTGCAGCCATGAGGGCTCCTAAAGGCTGGCGACCAGCGTTTGCTGATCGTCATTGAAATCCACCAGGGCAACAGCAAGCCGCACCGGGGTGATGGTTACGAAGTCATACCGGCGGCAGGTGCGTCCGTACTGACGGATCAGCACACGCAACAGGTCGGGGTTCTCGGAAAGTTGGGAATCGCTCAGGGTGAGCAACACGACGTCCCAGTCGCGCTCGGGCATGCGCTCCTGGATCTCGACATAACCCACGCCGAGGCGCTCCAGGATGCGTTTCAAACCGGCAGTGCTGCCGGCGTCCACGGAGTTGATAAAGGCGTACTTGACCCGCAACCGGAACAGGCTTTCAGGTTCGGCGGGAAACCGCGTGACGTCGCGCTGCCAAGCCCACAGCTCCAGAATCGACAGGTGGCAGGTGTCCGCGTCGAACTGCAGATAAGGCCAGCGCAGCCATTCGGTGGCCTGTTCCCACCAAAGCTGGGCGGTGGCCACCAGCTTGGTCAGCTCCAGCCCTTCGAGCCAGAACGGCAGCTTTAGCTTGATCATTGCAGGACCACCGCCAGGGTGCTGATGCGCGGGATGTCCAAGGCCGAGACGATGTCGCTATTGGCGAACCGCAACGAACTGATATTCGGAAACTGGACGTGCAGCTCTTCGGTCAGGCGGCTGAAACTGAAACGCGACTGAGGAAACGTGCGGGTCGGTGCGTAGTCGCTCTGGGTGCTTTCACGGAACGCAGCGCGGATGAACAACCCGATCTCGGCCTGCAGCGTCTGCAGCTGCAGCACGGTGAGGTTGGCCACCGGCCAGACGTTGACGCTGATCGCGTGCAGGGTTTCGGGCATGGCCATGGCCAGCAGATCGTCGCCGTGGCCATGGTTGCCGCCATCCCGGATATGCGTGTTGATCTGCTCGAGGAAGGTATCGGCGGGCACGCCGGCGTCGAACAGCACGAAGGCATTGGCGCTGCCTGGACCACGCGGCGCGCCGTGTTCGAAGTACACACCGTCCGCTGCCACGCCTGGAAACCCGGTGATGATCGCCCGATACACCGCGTCGGTGTGCCATTGGTTGACCGCCGAAAACTGGTTGCGCACGCGCAGGCGTAACTGGTCGTCATGCTCGGAATCCGCGCCAGGCGTCTGCAGCCAGTCGGTGTTGTTTACCACTTGGACAACGCCCGGTACCGACTGAGGCAGCACCGCGTAATAACCGGGTGCCAGGTTGTAGCCGCTGCCCGCTCCAACGGCCTTGACCGGTACCACCAGCTGACTCTGGCCCTCTTCAAAGCTGCGCGGCTCGGTGGTTACCAACTGGTAGATATGACCGTTGAGGGTCGGTGACTGAACGACAGTGCCGATCGGCACTTCCAGTTCGCCACCGGTATTGGCGCGGGTAAAGAGCAGTTCACCAACGGCCACCGTCGCGGCCTTGCGCTCGATGTTCACCGCCCAGGCCAGCATGTCCAGCCACTGCGCACCGGCAGTCTTGACGAAGAAATTCGGCAGCACCGTGCCGCTGACGAACTCCAGCAGCCACAGCACCGGCTTGGTGACCAGCGCCGTGATGATCCGCCAGAACGGGCTATACGCGCTGGTGTTGGTCAGCGTGCTGCCCTGCTCGACGGCCAGCTTTTCCCAGGCCTGTTTGAGCTGCGCCTCAGTGGTCGGAATGCCGGAATCACCCAGCGCCTTTTTGAAGTCGACGGTCATAGGGTGATCTCCACCTGGCCGAACTTCACGGTGGTGGCGGTGACCAGGTACACACCCGGCTGGGTCTGCTCGATCTGCGCAGTGCCTGGTACCAGGCGGTCGTCATCCTCGACGAGCAGCTCCATCTGCTGAATGCAGTCACGCTGACGCAACCGGTCGCGCTCGGCCACCAGGGTGATCAGCAGGCCGCTTTCGCGGATCAGGTGCGCGATGTCCTGGGCGATCGAGGCCCGGTCATCCACCAGCAGAGGCTGGCGGGCCGGATCGAGTACCAGGTCGTTGTTCATGATCAACAGATCAACGTATTCACTCATCAGCCGCCCACCGCCATGGCCATCATGTTTTCCAGTTCCAGGGGTGTCATCGGTTTGGAGGTATTGATATTCAGTGTCTCGACGTGGGTGCCGGGGCGCTGGTTGGGGTTCATGGCGTTGCTCTGGTTCTGGAAGCTTTGCATCAGTCCTCCTTTCGGGACGGCCTGCGGTTTGGTGGGGCTGATCGACGTATTGGCGTTGATCGCCTTGCGGGCCTCGATACCCTTGTCCGATTTGGCGGGCAGCTCGATGACCTTCTCGACGCGCTCTGGCAGAGCAGCTTTGGCCGGCATAGAAAACGCCAGATCAGCCGATGCCGGCGGCAGCATGATCGGGTCGGCCTGGCTGATCTGCGGAGCAGGCATCTGCAGCGGTTTGAAGGGCAGCACGTTGGGTTGCGGCAGGCTGATGGGCTGGCCCGGCTGGACCTGAACTGCAGGTGCGGGAACCTGCAAACGCGCAGATTGAGCGACGGCAGCCGGTACCAGAGCCAGGGGCTTGGGTGACTGACTTGCGGGAGTCTGCGCAGCCGAGGCGACTTTCGTCCCCGGCACTGTGCCCGCCGGCGGTGTGGTCACCACTGCCGGCAGCTGTGGGCCCGGTACAGGTGCGCCAACCTGACCAGGCAGATCGGGCACCTTCGGCGGCTCTGGCAAATCGCCAAACGTGGTCTCGATGTTGATACCGGGGATCTTGTTGGCCATCTCGATCAGGCCATTGATTGCGCCCTTCACCGTGGACAGGATGCTGTCCCAGGCAGTTTTGGCGATGCCGGACCAGCCGCCCATCGAGTCGAACCAGCTGGACAGTTTGGCCATCTGATCGCTGATCCACTGGAATGCGGTGGTGTTCATCAGCGCCGTGCACAGATCGTCCCAGTACACGACCGCCGCAACCACGGCAGCGGCCAACAGGACAATGCCGGCCACGATCAGCAGCACCGGGTTGGCCAGCATGGCGGCGTTGACCAGCCAGATCGCGCCCTGCCACAGCAACATGCCGACGCGCACGATCGCCATCCAGGTGTACAGCCCGATCAGGCCGACCACGAAAGCCGCAACCATGACCGTGTGGAACAGGAACATGGCGATCGACTTGAAGCCCTGCCAGGTGAGCAGCTTCCACACGGTGAGCATGCCCAGCCACACCATTTTGCTGACACCGACTACCAGGGTCAGCAGCGACATCGCAGCAATGAAGCCAAAGACCACCAGTGTGGTGATACCGATGATGCGGGTGATGTTCGGGAACAGCTGCGTCCAGCGGGTCAAGGTCTTGGCAATGCCCACCAGGCGATCCATCAGCGGGGTCAGCGTCGGAATCAGGGACTGGCCGAAGGCGATGCGCAACGCTTCGACGGCTTTGCCGAACTGCTGCCAGGGGTCGACCATGTCCTTGGCCATCTTCTCGGCGTTCTCCAGGCCCCGGACCTTGCCCAGTTCGGCAATGCCGTTGCGCAGCCGATCGGTGTCCTTGGCCAGTGCACCGATCACCTGGGCACCTTCACCGCCGAACACTTCCATCAGCTTGGTGCCGGCGGCCGCGCTGGTCAGGTCGCCGTACTTGCCCTGCAGCTTGTCCATAATCTGCAGCATGGGCAGTGCATTGCCGGCGGCGTCCGTGAAGCTCAGGCCGGTTTTCTCGGCAGCCGCACTGAGGTTTTCAAAAAACGCCTTGTAGCGCCCGCCGGCGTCGCCGCCTTCCATGGTGCTGGACAGCGTACCGACCACCGCCATTTGTTCGGCAAAGCTGACACCGGCCTGGGTGGCGATCGCCCCTACTTCCTTGAAGGCGTCTTTCAACTGGGCACCATCGGTGCGGAACAGCTTCACAGCCAGCGCGGTCTGGCCGGTCAGTTGCTCGGCCCATTGCACCCGGCCCATCTTGTCTGCCTGGGACTTGAACAGGTTGTACATGGTGCCCAGGTACGCGCCGGTCGTTTCGGCGTCGGATTTGGTGACCTTGGCCAACAGGTTGCTGGCACTGGTGATGGTGGCCAGCTGGCCGCCGACCAGGCCCTTGATCGCGCCATCGATGACGCGTGACGACGCCACGAACTCGGCGGCGCTGGTGGCGTAGGTGATCGAGAATTCGAGGGCAGTCCGGTTCAGCGACGCCAGCGCGTCTTCAGTGGTGCCCAAGGCGCGCATGTCGCCCAGCGCCCGGTTCACTTCCAGCGCCGGTTCCAGTGACTCGGTGATGGCCTTGCCCGCCCCCACCATGCCGGCCAGGCCCGCGCCCATCTGAATGATGTTCTGCTGGCTCTTGGCGGCAAGGTCGCTGAAGCTGGTTTTCACCTTGCCCAACGGGGCACTGACCTTGTCGGTCAGTTTCAGGATGAAAGCCAGGCGGGCGGAACGGTCAGCCATCAGGGTTATCCGTTAAAGGCAGTGGAAATGCCGTTGGCGACGGCAATTTCCATGCGTCTCCAGTGTTCGTCTTCAAGCCACTTGGCGGTGCCCATGCTTTCAATCGTGGGCTCAGCGCCAGGCAGCCAGCGTTGGGTCAGGGCCAGCAACTGGCCCAGCCCGTCCTGGGTCAGGCCTTCGGCATGTTCGAGGGCTTTTTTACGATCACTTCAACGTCCGGCGAATACTCTTCAAGCAACGCACCGGCCAGGGTCATGGTGGTGATCGGGTTTTCCAGCAACGCCTTCAGTGCGGCCTTGTCTTCGTCCTTGACGGTGCCCATCAGCAGGTTGTGGGCCGGGGCGACCTTGTTGGCCTGGGTGGTGGCGTTGAAGTACTTGGTGATCACCTGCGGGGTCAGGTTGAAGGTGAATTCCTTGTCGCCACGTTCCAGGGTGATGCTGCGGTTTACTTCGCTCATGTCGGTGTTTCCGTAAGGTTGAGTTGTAAAGGGTCAGGGTTGTGCCGGCGTGCGTTGCACGACCTGGCGGATGTAGTCCTGCAGGCCGAGGATCATTTGCCGGCTGAGGGCAAGCTCGTCTCTGAGGGTGAAATAATCCGATCGAGCGTCTGCTGCGAGTTCGGCGCTGCCTGCATCAGCCAGGCCGGCGGTGCCGGGGGCACCGGGGGCACCGGGCATTGCGGGGCAGATAGCTTTGATGCGCAGCCGGTAACTGCCATCAGCAACAGCAAGCTGCAGAGTGTTGATTTGAGAGCGGGCACGGCTCAGTTCCTCGGTGTGGTGGGTGTCGAGCTGGTCCCGCGCTTCCAGCTGATCGCGGGCCAGGCGCGCCGCCTCTCGCTCGGTGTGCAGTTCTGCAGTGGCGTCGACCAGCTCAGCGCGGGCAGCGACGAGCTGGTTGCCCTGGTACTCAAAAGCGCCCCAGGTCAGCAGACCGACCACCAGCAAAAACAGGGCAAGGCGCAGCGGGCTGATGGTCATTGCAGGCACAGCCTCATTTCGGCCAGCCGGCGGTTGTGCAAGCCACGAACGAAGGTCTTACGACCATCGGCACCGGTCACGTAGGCCCACACCGGCGTCGTGCCGTCGGAAGCCCAGGCCAGCGCTTTGCAGCCCTCGGCAATGCGGCCCGCATTGATCAGGCCCACGGCACGGCTCGCGCACGTCGTCGGCACGCCGAAGTTGTGGCCATGGCTGCTCAAGGCGTCGAACGTGTTCTGCCCGATCGCCTGGTTGGTCAGGCAGTCGGCCAGGCTCAACTGCCCCCTGGCGATGACCAGGCCTTCCACCTCGGCGCAGCGCGCATCCGACCAATATTCACCGACCAGCACTGGATCCGGGCTGGTGTGCTTGGTGATGCCCTTGCAGACCGTGGGCAAACCACTGGCCAGCTTGTCGGCATACACCACGTTCTGGCCGTTGCCTTCCCAGGTGCCCAGGAAGGCGGTCAACGTGCCGCTGCAGAGCAGCAGCAAGCCTGCGGTGATCTTGACCCGCAGGCTCATGCCTTGGTCTCCCACTCGCGCAGCATCTGACGGTACTTGGGGATCAGCAGCAGGATCTGCAGCACCATGTAGAACGCGGTCAGCATGTAGGCCACTGTCGACCAGTCGACGGCACCGGTCGCGCCCGTGGCGGCAACACCAATGGCGGGCGATGCCTTTACCAGGGCAATGGCTGTGTCTTGAGCAACTTGATTCGTGCTCATCAGCGAAGTCCTTTTTCGGTAACGGTTTGGCAAGGCACGCAACGGGTCATGCCGCCTAACGCCTGGCGCGCCGGTGGGATCTCCTTGTCGCAGTCCTGGCAATGGGTGAGGCTCGGCCCGCTCGCTCGCGGTTTGGCCAACTGGGCCGCAATAGCCTGGTCGCGCTGTCGCTGCTCCAGAGCCTGCGCACGATCGAACGGGCAAACCATTACGTCAGGCCCTCGATTTCAGCAGCAGCCAGGTACGGCACGCCGTTGATCTTGATGAAGTCCGGACTGGTGACGTCGAACGGCACCTTGTGGGTGTTCTTCGCGCCGCCCTTGGGATCGATGCTCAGCAGACTCGACACGCGGACCTTGCAGCCGAAGGCCTCGATGCGCAGTTCCTCTTCGCCGGCCTTGGCGAAGAACACGATGTCGAACGGCTCCAGCTCGCGGAAACTGCCGGCAGTCTTGGCCTGCTCGATGAGCAGATTGAAGTTGGTGGTGTCCAGCTCCAGTTCGCCGGCTGCAGCGACATCGCCGTCGACGTGCCCGTTGGGCACGCCCTTGGTCTGGGCCACAGTGCTGTTGTCCGTGATGTCGATGGTGCCGGCCTCGACGTGAACGAGCAGATCGCCCAGGTTCACGTCGAAGTTCTTACCGCCAATTTTTGCGGCCATGGGTTACTCCGAATCCGTAACGGAAAGGTCCAGCGCGATGTTCGCGGTCAGGTCTTTCGGGCAGTTGAGGGGGCGCAGCTTGAGGTAGGCCACGACAGAGGTTTTGCTCGTCCAGGTCAGCACGATGTCGCCGTCCTTGGGCTGCTCGATCTCGCCTGGAAACACCTGGCCGGCGAATTTGGTGGACTTGGCCATCGCGCGCAGCGGGGCCATCAGCTTGGACGTGGTGGTCGCCATGCTGTTGGCCGAGCTGTTCAGGGTCCGATCGCCCACGTAGCGGATCAGCAGAGCGCGCACGCGGCGGGCGGCCTTGTCGACGACACGCAGGTTCTCGATCACCTGGAAGTCACTGCCGGGGGTGTCCAGCATGTTGCCGTCGCCCCAGTAGGTGCCCGGATAGTCCGGGTACGTCTGCGGCACAGACAGACGTGCTGCGTCGAGCTGTGAAAGCACCGCGGTGCTCAGCGGGATGCCGTCCATGTCTTTGGGTTCAGCGCCCAGGCCCAGGACCGCGCCGGTGGCAACGCGCATCGGCGTGTCGGCAATGCTCACGGCGGCATTGGCCAGTCGACCGGCCAGCACGCCCAGGTTATTGCCGTGCAGTTGCGGTACCGGCAGAACCCGAGGCGCAGCCAGGCCGTCGACGATGGCTTTCTGCTCGACAACGTAAGCGCTCCAGCTCAACTGCGGAGCAATGCCGGCAGTCGCGGCGAGCACGAAGACGCGGCGGCCCAGCTTGTTGCTCAGGTCATTGGCTGCAACGTGCATCGCTGACAGCTCGGCCTGAGTGGTCACCGGATTGACGATCACCACCGCTTCGAAGGAATAACTGCGGGTGGCGCTCTCAAGCGCCTGTTGCCAGGTGGTTTCGCCTGCGATCGGAGCAGCGATGCATGCCCAGCGATCGCCGCCGTTGCTGCGTGCTGCCAGGATTTGGGTTTTCAGGTCGCTGTCTGCAACGCCCAGCTGGACGTCCAGATCACTTTGGGTGTCCAACGGGACCAGCTTGCCGACGTTCTTGGCGGCGGGACCGATGAACAGGAAATAGCGTTCGATCTCGCTCACGGCACCCTGGCCGAGGTTGAGATTGTTAACGCTGACTTTGCCGAGTGCCATAAAGCGGTGCCTCGTTAGCGGGGTGAATTAAGGATTTGTTGCAGCACCAGGTTCACCAGTTGGCTGGTTTCGCTGTCGCTGGCACCGAGGAACTGACGCGCAGGCAGCTGGATGTTCCAGCTTTGCGCACCGGTGGATTCGGCTCGTTCGTCGTCCAGGACGCGGATCAGCAATCCCGCCCGGGCGTAGTTCAGGTGTTGCTGGATCCACGCCACGGATGGGCGGGTCAGGGTCTTTTTGCCTTCCTGCCGGGTTTTGAAACCCAGACGGCGCAGGCTCTTGGCCTGTTTTTCGGTAGCGGCGGTGCCCGACGGAACCTTGTTCCACTGGCGCATCTGTGCGGCGGTGCGCCGTTCGGACACACCGTTGTGTTGCTGCGCGGCAACCCAGCGGGTCAGCGTGTTGCGCCAGCCCAGCTCTGCTTCGCTACCAGTCAGGCGGGTGACATCGAGCAGCTTGCCCAGGCCGGCTTCCATCTTCTTCTTGCCCTTGGACGTGTCCTTGCGGGCAGCGAACGGGGTTCCATTCAGGTTCTGCTGGTTGCGGATCCGCTGGCGGCTCAGACTGCGCACGCGCTTGGCAACGTTGTTCAACAGACGTCTGCGCTTGGGCGTCGGAAGCTCCATCAAAGCCAGCAGGTCCTGGGCTTCGAGCATGCCGCGAATGTCCAGATCAAAGGCCATGACCGGTCACCTCGCCGCTCTCAGCTACCCACAGTTCGAACGGCACGAACGACCAGGTATTGCCGAACGCCTCGATCTCGCCGGCAGGATCCTCGGCCAGGTACTGCGCTTCGGTGAACTGCAGCTTGATGTCGACGTCGGCCAGGTCGTTGTCGAGCATGACCACGTCGAACACCACGTTTGGCAGACCGTCGCGGTCCTGGTCGTGGGTTTCCAGCCAGCTGCCTACCAGGGCAAACAGGCGCGCCGGGTGATCCGCGAACCGCTCGATCGAGATGGTCGCGCCGTAATTCATGTCACCCATGTGCATGCCTTGGGTGTCAGGCTTCCAGACCAGCTCGACCTGCACTTGGTCGGTCCAGCTGTCGAGCTGCTCAGGGGCAACCAATTGGCGCTCAAGCAGGTAGGCGGTCAACGCCTTGAGCTTGATCACAACAGCGCCGCCGTGATGCGGCCACGGCCCTGCAGCGACCGCACGGCGGCCTGACTGAAAGCGAGGAAGGTTTCGGAGCGCTCTGGCAGTTCCTTGCCCACGTTTTCGGCGCTTTCGCGGCGATTCACCGTGGCGAACTGAGTCAGCAGGCTGGCTTTGGCGCGGCTGTAGACGGCGCGCTTATAGGTCGCCGCTTGAAAGGTGCGCTCTGGCAGGATGGTGGTGTCTGCGGATTCAACGTTGGACACGCCAGCGCCCTGCCAGCGCGCTTTTAACTTGGCCAGGTCGGTATTGACCTCGACCATGGCCATGTTCAGATCGGCGGCCAGCATCTCTACCAGGTACTCCGCCGGCAGGCGATAACCCTTCTGGAACTCGGCTATCGATAGGTCGGGCCAAAAACCATCATTCCCGATCCGTTCGTCTACCAGCACCGTGGGTTTTCCGGAGAAGCTCATACACTTTCCCCACAGGCCAAGGAGGACTGCTGACTATGACCGACGAACAAGGGAAGGTTGTTTCTATGAAAGAGCGGCTTAAAGCGCGCCAGACCGCTGCGAGACGTAAGCAGCAGCTCTCTGATAGAAGGCTTGAGGACGCACACGCAATGGCGCTGATGTTTATGCGTACCCAAGGTGATCATGTGGCGACGATCAAGGCAGCGCTGAAAGTCGCTGACCGGTACGTCATAGCACTGAGGGAGTGCGTTCATGTTCTGGGAGGCAGTAGTTTGGAAGTCACCGCGACCTTCCCCGAGGGGAAGATGGCGATAGATAAGCTCTCGCAGTGATCCGTTAAACATCTGTGCCTCACAAAGCCCCGCCCAGTGCGGGGCTTTTTGTATTAGGGGCGGGAAAACTGTTTCAGTGGGTCAGGGGCCATAAAATGGTTGGCTCACATCCACAGTTTCTCGCCGGGGGGGTAGTCGGTTATTCGGTGCCGTTGCCGGCGTTTGCGGTGGCTTGTGCCTTGGCCAGCGCCTTGCGGCAGTCAGCCAGGCGCGTCCCTACGCCGATGCTTTCGTAAAGCTGTTCGGCCCGTTCGAAGTGGTGAATTGCTACAGGCCAGTCCTTGCGGTGCAGCGCGATCATTCCCAGCAACTTGTGGTAACGAGCAGGAATGCGCTCATACAGCTGCCATTCGCCATCTACGCGGGGCAGCAAGTTGGAGACGTAAGGTTCAGGGCTGCGCCTGGCCTTGAACTCAGCCTCGGCCCAGTCGATCACCTCGTCTGCAACAAAGGTCGGAATGTCACGGTTGAAGCGCTCAGGCAGTGCCTGCCCTTGGGACATGGCGAAATCGGCCAGCTCCAGGCCCTGGGTAAACTGCTCGGTGTCGAACAGCCAAATCAGGACGTACACCAACACCGAGTTCTGGAAATTCAATTCCGAATCGCGATACCGCTGTACGTAATCCAGGTACTTGGGCAGCAGTTCGTCACGCTTGAGCAACTGGCGCAGCGAGTGGCTGTTGATCGCGCTGATGCGCTCCAGATCACCCGCCAGCGCGTCCTCCATCAACTTCAAGTGCTTGCGTGCATTGGCAGGGCTGGACATCGCAGTGTCCGCCGAATAAGCCATTGGGGCACCGGCGATCGCAGCCGCTGGGCCTTCTGCGATCAAGCGGCGTTTGTGCGCCAGTGCCAGGCTCATGCTTTCACCAATTCGACGTTTTCAGTCATGGCGAACTTTTCCAGCTGCTCGATCACATAGCCTTCGTTACGGCTGTTGTAATCCTCGACGCGGGAGCGCTTCGGGTTATCAACGGTCTGCTTGCGCCAGCTGGAGTCCTGGAAGTAGATCGACAGGTTGTCGAAGCTGGTGACCACCACGGTGTTGACCGGGAAGAACGGCACGCTGAAGCTTGGCAGACCGCCGTAGGTCGCGATGACCTGAGCGTCTTCGATGCGTTCTTTCTCGGTCGGCACGTCACCTTGCTTGGCATACAGCTTGGCCTTGTCGGCTGCCAGCAGGTCACTGCCAATGATTGCGATCAGGTCGCCGCCATCGCGAACGCGTTCGTCGACCATCTGCTTGGTGTCATGCACCAGAGCGTCCAGGTTGGCGTAGTCGCCACCTTCACCCAGCCTGACTTTGCCCGCTTCCAGGCCTTGGCTCAGAACCTGTTCAGGGATCTGCTCACGAGCGATCTGCAGCCAACCCTTGTTCACGTCCTGCAGCATCGGAAATTCAGTGAGATTGGTCTGCGCAGCCGCTTTGATGCCGTGGAAGCCGATCATCAGACGGTCGAGTGCGATCTGCTTCTGCACCGCTGCGGAGTAACGCTGCTGGAAGTCCGGGAACTTGGCCCAGGCGTCGATCTTGGCGTAAGGCAGGCTGACGTCGGATTCGGTGGAAAACAGCTCGTAGGTGCTGTCATCCAGCGCCGATGCGTCCTTGGCTTCGCGATCGGTGGTCTTGGTGTTGGTGCGACCGGTCACCGGACCAGAGACGCCCAGGAATACCTTTTGACCTTTGATCTCGGTCACGCCGATGACGTTGATGCGCTGCAGGAAATCGGACTTGTGGGTGATCGCCTCGTTGAGTTCCTGGGCAATCGACGGCTCGACGCTGAACGTCTTGCTGGCCAGCTCGACGCCGTAGGATTCAGCCAGGGAAACCTGCAGGGCCGCGAACATCTTCGCGCCGTATGCGCTCAGTGACTGGGCCATGTCAGAGTACCCGCTTCGGTTTAGGGTCAGCGGCACCAGTGGTGCGTGACAGGTGGCGGCCTTCCGGCTTGTCCAGCAACGCGCTGAATTGCGCCTGCAGCTTGTTCATGCCGGCCAGCACTGCAGCGTTGGACGAGCCCTTGCGGCTCAACTGCTTTTCGTCTTCGGCGGCGGCCACAATGTCATCGACCGCCGTCTGTACGTCGTCGATCGGGGCCTGGTCGGGTGCCGGCGGTGCCTCTGCGAAACTGTCAATCAGCGCCTGAATGCCGGCAGTGACGATCAGTTGCTGTTCGATCAAGGCCTGCAGCGCTTTGGCTGTAGCTTCATCCATTGGGGGTTTGCTCTCGGTAGGGGGTTGCGGGGTGGTTTCGGCTGGCACCTCTTCAATGCCAAAGCGCTTGAACAGGCCGGTGAACATGCTGAACAGCTTGGCCACCTCGCCCTGCGGTTCGTCTTCACCAATCGAACCCAGCGGGACGGCAGCCGCGTAATGCACGCGCTTTCCGGGGTTGCCGGGGTTGCGGGAGAAGTAAAGTTCTTGAGTGCCCAGGCTCGCCGGCTCGTCGGTGACGGCCAGGCCAGTCAGGTACGCCCTGCCGGTGCCAGCGAAGTCGGGCATGATCTCGATGCTGGTGAAGAGCTTTTCGCCTTGGTCGTTGAGCCACAGCAGCTTTTGATTGGGCTTCAACTGCGCTTCCAGCGCGACTTGGCCGGGGGCCAGACCCTCGACGTCCTCGATCAGGCGCACGGCAAACACGGTGCCGTATGAGCCTGGCCAGCGGTCATGTTCGGACCAGATGGTGGCCGTGTAAGTAGTAGTGCTGTACGTCTCGGCGATGTCGCGCAGTTCCTGGGGCGTGATGACGCGACCATCGACGGTAGGACCGCTGGTGGCGACGCGTTTCCAGAAGCTGACAAGGGAACGGGGCATGGGAAGAACTGCGCTCATCGGTAAGTTGAGGCCCCAAGATAGGGAGCCGCAACGCCTCCAACAAACGGTTTACTTTCGCGCTTCTCCTATATTTGATTTATAGGAGAAACACGGATTTTAACTGCACGTTTTCCGCGTTTTCGCCGCATAGACTGCGGCCCATGTACTACTCAACCGAAGTCAAAGAAGCCGCCAAACGCCTGTTTCTGCGCCGTCACAAGGCCAAGGAAATTCAGGCGCAGTTGAACCTGCCCAACATCCGGATCGTGTACCACTGGATCCGCGTTGGTGGCTGGGAAGACATGCTGACGGATGAAGAACCGCTGACCGCCGTCAGCCGGCGTATCACCTTGCTTCTGGAGAAAGCCGACTCGCTGACCAAGGGCGAGCTAGACGAATTGGACCGGTTGACGACTGTTCGCGAACGACTGGTTAAGCAGTGTGTAAAGCCGGTGGCTGCGCCGATCCGTGATGACCAGGACAACGATGGCCATCGCCGCGATGATCAACGCGGTGAGCGTCGGGAGCGTGGCAAGCGCGACGGCAAGAAGCGGGAAAAGAAGGTCAAGAACGACGTCAGCGAGCTGCGCGAAGTGGACTTTCTCGACAAGTTCATCAGCAAAATGTACGGCTACCAGAAAGAGCTGTTCGCCGCGAAACAGAACCCGCTGACCGCCAGGATCCGGAACATCCTCAAAAGCCGCCAGGTGGGCCTGACCTACTACTTCGCCGGCGAAGCCTTCATGGACGCGGTGCTGACCGGCGATAACCAGGTGTTCCTGTCGGCCAGCCGCGCCCAGTCCGAGATTTTCCGCAGCTACATCATCGCCTTTGCCCAGGCGTGGTTTGGCCTGGAGCTGACCGGCAACCCGATCGTACTCAGCAAGGACGGCAAGCCCTGGGCCGAGCTGCGCTTTCTCAGTACCAACAGCAGCACTGCGCAGGGTCACCATGGCCATGTGTACGTCGACGAATATTTCTGGATCCGCGACTTCGAGAAACTGAACACCGTGGCCAGCGCCATGGCGACCCATAAGAAGTGGCGCAAAACCTACTTCTCAACGCCCAGCGCCGTCTCGCACCAGGCCTATCCGTTCTGGCAGGGTGAGAAATTCCGCAACAGCAAACGCAAGGCGGCTAAAGATCCCTGGCCGAGCGACAAACAGATCTCTGCCGGCGCGCTGTGTCCGGACGGTCAATGGCGCAAGGTAATCACCATCCTGGATGCGATTGCCGGCGGCTGCGATCTGTTCGACCTTGAGCAACTGCAGCTGGAGTACGACGACGACAAGTTCCAGCAGCTGTTCATGTGCAAATTCATCGACAGCAGCCAGAGCGCGTTTTCCCTGGCAGATCTGGAGCGCTGCTATTCGGACCTGTCCTTGTGGGCCGACTTCGACCCGGACGATCCGCGCCCGTATGGCAACAGCCCGGTCTGGATCGGTTACGACCCGAGCCGGACACGCGACGATGCGACGTGCGTGGTCATCGCACCGCCGCTGGAGAACGGCGGCAAGTTCCGGATCCTGGAGAAGCACAGCTGGCGTGGTCAGTCGTTTAAGTACCAGGCCGAGCAGGTCAAGAAGCTGACCGAGCGCTTCAACGTTCAGCACATCGGGATCGACACGACCGGCATCGGCTACGGCGTCTTCGACCTGGTCCGCGACTTCTACCCGCGTGCCACCTCGATCCACTACAGCCTGGAAACCAAGAACCTATTGGTGCTCAAGGCGCAGGACACCATCCAAGGCAGCCGCATCGAGTGGGACGCCGGCTGGAACGATATCGCCCAGGCCTTCCTGACAATCAAGCGCGGCACAACCGCCAGCGGCCAGGTGACCTACAGCGCGTCGCGAACCGACGCGACAGGTCACGCGGACGTGGCCTGGGCGGTCATGCACGCCCTGCAGTACGAACCCCTCAACACGGACAAAAAGCGGCGCAGTCGCTACGCACTCACTGGATCAACTTCCCATGGCAAAACCCAAAACCCTGCAGCAGGAAAAACCGGCGCAACGGCCCATGCGTGCATTCACGTTCGGTGCGCCGGAATCAGTGCTGACCGACAACATCGCGCAGTACCTGGGCGTGTTCCCCAGCGACGACGGTCGCATCTTCACGCCGCCAGTCTCACGCAGGGGGCTGGCCAAGCTGCTCAAAGCCAACGCACACCACGGCGCGATACCAGGGTTCAAACGCAATCTGCTGCTGCGTGAGTTCATGCCTTCAGCCGGCCTGTCAGTGGCCGAAATAGGTAGGGCTGCGCTGGACTTCATGGTGTTTGGCGAAGCGTATTTCTACCGGGTGCCTAACCTGCTGGGCCAGATTCTGGAGCTGCGACACCTGCCGGCCATCAACATGCGGGTCAAGGTCGACGGTGGGTTCATCCAGTTGGAGCAGAACGGGCGAGAGACGGAGTTCGACGCGGACGAGATTGAGCACGTCCTCAACTACGACGTAGAGCAGAACATTTATGGCGTGCCTGAGTACCTGGGCGGTCTGCAGGCGCTGCTGCTCAACGAAGCCGCCACGCTGTTTCGCCGGCGTTACTACAGCAACGGCGCGCACGCGGGATACATCTTTTACACCAACGACCCAAACCTGACCGAAGAAGACGAAGACGAGCTACGCGCCCAGATCACGGCCAGCAAAGGCGTAGGCAACTTCCGATCGATGTTCGTCAACATTCCAGGCGGTTCTGAGAAGGCCATTCAGATCATCCCGGTGGGTGACTTCCAGGCCAAGGACGAACTGGAGAAGGTGAAGAACATCACGCGCAATGACGTGATCGCGGCCTGGCGCATGAACCCTGCCCTAGCCGGGATCATCCCGGAGAACAGCGGCGGATTCGGCGACATCGAGAAGATCGATCGCGTTTACACCAGCAACGAGATCAGGCCGATCTGTCAGCTGTTTGACCAAGCTAATGCGACTTTGCGAGAGGACAGGCGGTTCGCCTGGAAACCGCTGCAGGATACATCTGTAACGGCTTGATATGACCGAAAGCACAGATAATGCCATTACAGATATGGCAAAATAGTAGCCATAGGATGGCCCTGGGGAGGGAACATGCGGATTTATTGCACAACATGCGGGCACAAAGGACGGATCAGCTCGCGGGAGGAAGTGACGAGGGCGTATGTGAAGTTGTACTGCCAATGCTTGGACGCCAGTTGCGGCCATACATGGGTGGCCAACCTGACGTTTTCGCACACACTCCGGCCGTCCGGGCAGCAGCTGGACGTGATGCTTTTTGATCGGTTACGGGATCTGACACCTGACAAACAGAAAGAACTGTTTGAGCAGCTGGGACGGAAAGCCGTCGCGTGAAGTGAGAAGCGCCGACCGACTAGGCCGGCGATCAGCGCATTAATCCTCTTCACATTCAGGGTGGCAAATCAACAGATCTACAAGGCGCAGCACTCTGCGCTTTTCATCATCAGTCAAGCGGCGAAAACCTTGAATAATCTGTTGCTCCTCAAGGCCGTGCATGTACTCCCGGGTATAGCTCAAGTTACGAGAATCACACGCTACGTCTGTCATATCTAACATGCCTTAACTCCTTGAAATACATAGGGGAGGAGGCTTTATCGGCCATGGCACTAATGTTTTGTGGGGGCCGGGAAAAATCATTCACGCCTTATCGTATATGCGTTTTCGCGTCATCAGCCATGGCCTTCAGAAAACGTCGAATCGCATGCTGGTCGTGCTCAGGTATCGCTCGATACTGTTGAATCATCTGGTCCTCAACTTCGCTGAGTTCACCAGAACTGAGCGTAGTTCGGACGCCGTTGAGTATGTACATGACGTCGAAGCTCAGCTCACGTGCAACGATACTCAGATACATTGCCGGCGCGTCGCTCGACCCGGCTTCGTAGTTCGCTTGAGTACGCTTCACAACGCCAGCCGCTTTGGCGGCCTGCTCTTGAGTAAGTCCGCACCGCATTCTCTCTTCGCGCAGTCGCGAGCCGATCTCTTCAGAAGAGTGCAAAATTATTCATCCAATGGCTTTACAAATGCACGTATGTGCATCATTCTGCATTCCACACCACATGAAAATGCATGGAATTGCACTATGCCGAACAGCACCATCACCGAGCAAGCCCGTATAGCTGCACGTGAAGCTCTTGAGCGTCGTGGCCAGACGGCCAGAGGATTTGCGCTGCAGCACAATTTGAATCCCAGCACAGTGTACGCAGTGCTGAGTGGCCAGAGCCGATGTAGATGTGGGGAGGCACATCGAGCTGCCGTCCTCCTCGGGATCAAAGACGGCGTGATTACAAGGTAATGGCACACATCAGCAGGGAAAAGCAGAACATGAAAAGCCCAGTTCTAAAGACACGCCGTGAAGTAGTCAGCGCGATCATCTGCAGTTATCCAGGCGGACGTGAGTGCGCAGCTGCTCGTATCGGCTTGGCATTGAAGAAGTTTGATAACCACGCTTACGAGAACAACAACAGTAGGCCACTCAATGACGCGCAGCTGTTCCAACTGGAGCAAGAAGCTGGTACCCAGCATTTGGCTAACTACGTGGCGTCCATGTATGGCGGTCTGTTCGTTCAGGTGGCTGATCCCGATTCGCTGGACAACGTCGAGATGTACGCCCTTTCCATTCAAGCGGCGGCAAAGCGTGGATGCGTCGACCAGGAAATTGCCAAGGCACTTGCAGACGGTTGCATCAATGAGGCCGAGGCAGAACACATTCTCAATGCACACAACCTGCACATGGCTGCACGTCATGCGGAAGTGTTGGCAGCTATCGATCTGTACCGCGCTAAATCAGGGACTGAAAAATGAACAACGTATCAGCTGATATGGATTATCAAGAGACAATCCGCGCTGCAGCTCAGGCATTTATCGAGCGTCATCAGGGCGAGCATTTAGGCGATCTGGGCCAACTGCTTAGTCGAACGATCGATCACCTGGTCGAAAGCTTTGAGATCAAAGAGTCGTTTGCAAACCATCTAGTGCACCAGGCCTACAGCAATGTTCTGGCCGTCATCGGTCGCCAGCGTATAGACCTTCAGGCAAGCGCAGAAATGACAGTAGTGATCAGTGATCCCATTCGGGGACTCGCTTGGTCTGTACCTGTTCATCTGATCTATGAACACCTGATCGCTGCCGGCCACGGCAAACCCGTCTCCCCCGCCACTTAAACACCCCCAAACATTGCCTGCCCCACTCCAGTGGGTATGGGTGAGCTGCGCCTAAATTCGAGGTTTAACGATGGCCAATGCCGTGATCGTCACCGCTCAATTGCCCCAGGCAGAGGCTCAAGCACTGCTTGAAGCACTGCGTGAACAGTATCGCCTGAGGCTCAATGAATACTGGTACGACGACCAATACCGCTTTGTAGCGGACGGCCAACGCCATGGCGCAATTCTCGCCCACGTCCCTGTTATGGCAGCGCAAAAACGCCTTATGGCAGCCCTGAGCCAAAGCCTCAAAGCAGTGAAGCATTCATGAGAGACGATCTACGCCACGACGTTCTGCAGCGCATTCAGTCCGACTACGGATTGAAGCTCCGCAAATCAACCAACTATATGCGCGGCGGCACCTGCCCAAAGTGCAACAAAAAGGAGCTTTACACTCGCTTTGACAGCCCGTGGCAGTTGATTTGCGGCCGGCAGGAGAAGTGTGGACACACGCTGCACGTCAAAGAGATTTACGACGACCTGTTTGAGGATTGGAGCAAGCGCGCACCCGCGACCGATAACGCCCCTACCGCAACGGCTCGCGCCTACATGGAATTTGCCCGCAGCTTCGACATGTCGTTGATCGCCGGCTGGTTCACTCAAGACACTTTCTTTTCGTCACAACATGACGCTGGCAGCGCCACAGTGCGTTTCGCACTAGAGAAAGGTGGCTACTGGGAGCGGTTGATTGACCGCCCTGCCCGGTTCGGGAAAATGAAGGCGCGCTTCAAACCAGGCGAAAGCTACAAAGGCGTATGGTGGTGCCCCCCGTGTGTCGAGCTGCTGGAAGTCAAAGAGCTTTGGATTGTCGAGGGGATCTTTGATGCCATCGCGCTGGTGCATCACGGCGTGGCAGCAGTATCCGCTATGTCGTCCAATGCTTTTCCAGACGAGTCATTGAAGCGCCTCGCCAAAGACCGTGAAGGCAAATTACCGAAGCTGGTGTGGGCATTGGACAACGAGCCAGGTGCACACGCGTACACGAAGCGCTGGGTACGCCAGGCACGTGAGCTGGGCTTTGTCTGCGAAGCAGCTCAGATCCCCCAGCGTGACGGTCGCAAAGTCGATTGGAACGATCTGCACCAGCGTTGGTGGGCCATCGATGAGGATGACAAGCGGACTGAGCAGACCCAGAAGGACCTGACTGTTGCCAGGCACCACGGTGCTCTGCTGATCGCCGACAACGCAACGGAAAAAGCGTTGGTACTTTTCGACTGGAAGCGCCGTAGCGAATTCCACCTTGAATTTGGTAATCGCCTCTACTGGTTCAAGCTCGACCTGGAGAAATTCAACCGGGCCATGCAAGACCTTGAGGACAGCGAGCATCAGGACGATCAGTTACTGAACGACAAGCAACGTCGAGCCAAAGCAATGCAGCAATGTGGCGCAATTCAGCGAATCGCCACCTGCAACCCCAAGGCGCTGTACTACCAGGAGAACAAGCTAACCGACGAGTCCTGGTACTACTTCCGGATCACGTTTGCCCACGACGCCGCGCCGATCAAGAACACCTTTACCAGCTCGCAGATCGCCTCGTCCGCCGAGTTCAAGAAACGACTGCTCGGGATCGCACCCGGTGGGATGTTCACCGGCACCACGCAGCAACTGGACGCGTTCATTGAGGAGCAGACAAACGCGCTCAAGACCGTGCAGACAATCGACTTCACCGGCTACACCCGCGAACACGGTGCCTACGTTTACGGCGACGTGGCCGTGCGCGACGGCAAGGTTTACAAACTGAACGAGGAAGACTTTTTCGACATGGAGAAACTGAGCATTAAAACGCTCAGTCAGTCCGTCACGCTGAATATCAACACCGATCTAAACAAGTTCACAACGCGCTGGCTCGACATTCTGTGGCAGTGCTTTGGGGCCAAAGGAATCGTCGTTCTGGCGTACTGGCTGGGGGCATTGTTCGCGGAGCAGATCCGGCAACATCAGAAGAGCTACCTGTTTCTTGAGGTGGTCGGTGAAGCCGGTGCGGGTAAGTCCACGCTGATCGAGTTTCTATGGAAGCTGCTCGGTCGCCTCGACTACGAAGGCTTTGACCCATCCAAGGGCACACCGGTCGCCCGCGCCCGTAACTTCGCCCAGGTCGGCAACCTCCCGGTCGTGCTGATCGAATCCGAACGGGAAAAGACCGATGGCAGCGCGACTAAGCAGTACGACTGGGACGAGCTGAAAACCGCTTACAACGGCCGTAGCGTCCGGTCGACCGGGGTCAAGAACAACGGCAACGACACTCGGGAACCGCCGTTCCGCGGTGCTTTTGTGTTCGCCCAAAACCATGCTGTGAACGCCTCGGAGCCCATCCTGCAGCGGATAGCCCACGTCGGCATGACAAAGGACGGCCAGACAGCCAAAACCAAACTGCTGGTGGAAGAGCTCGAGCAGATGCCAGTCGACAAGGTGAGTGGCTTTCTGTTGATGGCAACAACCCGGGAAGCGCAAGTGATGCAGACCGTGAAAGCGAGTGTGCCGCTCTATGAACAGCGGCTGCTGCAGTTGCCCGAGATCCGCACGGTGCGTATTGCCAAGAACCACGCCCAGTTGCATGCGCTGGTCGACGCCCTGGTACATGTCGTGCCACTGCAGCAACACCAGGTTGACGCAGCCCATGCCGAGGTTCAAAGCATGGCCAAAGAGCGACAACTGGCAATCAACGCTGATCACCCGATGGTCGTTGAGTTCTGGGAGCTTTACGAGTACCTGAACAGCCACGCTGGTGCGTTGAATCACTCTCGTAATGAGGGGCTGATTGCGGTGAACCTGAACGACTTTGCCGAAGCTGCGGCGAACAAGCGGCAGAAGGTCCCGGATCTGGCCGAACTCAAACGTCACCTAAAAACCAGCAAGTGCCCGAAGTTCATCGAGACAAACCGCAACGTGTGTTCGTCCTGGGATATCGACGCCGCCGATAAGCCGAAAACCGTGCGGTGCTGGATTTTTCAGGCCGCTTGATCACTACCACAAGGAGGAACGCATATGCACATTCAAATCATCACGGGCGAAGGTTGGCAAGGTGCTACGAAGCAGCTCAAGCATTTGAAAGAACTGCACGAATGGATCGGCGAAGCAAACCAACTGGTACATGCCGAGGCATACAGCGCTGCTGGCCTGGTAGAGATTCTGGAAGTTCGGAGCGCCACAAAGCAGGAGCTTTTAGTACTGGAATGCAGCCGGGATCAGATCCAGGCGGTGCTGGAATGGCAATCAGAGACGGAAGATCTGGTCGATCTGGAAGACTTGGTGATTCACCTGGTGCGCAGGGCAGGACTGCAGCCATAAGAAACTGACGGCAATGATGTCAGCAAAAGAACGGTACTGAGGAGTTGCAGCTCCCCAGTACCAACCACTACTAGGAGTACGGTGATGAAGACGGAACACCCAAGCAGCAGCGATCCAAAGGCTAGCACACCATCCCAAAACCTGCTGACTATCGCCCTGATCGGCGCAGCATTGATCAGTTACCAGGTGCACAAGACTCCGCACGCTCGCGGGCGACTTGAAAGCCTGGCCACACAGGCCACGACCCAAGGTGATCTGAGCGCCAACGACATGCGCGTTCTGGCCAGCATTCTCGACATCCCCTCCCCCAGTAATTGAGCCGTCAGGTTCTGGCTTTGAGCATCAGGGCGGGACGTTACACTGCCCTGATTGCTGCTTGAGATAGAGAGCAATCATGAACTCCCAAACAAGCAACGTTCTCACTTTTGAGGACCTGCAGCGCATCACCGGCTACCAACGCCGCTCCGACGTCGAACGCTCGCTGATCACTCAGGGGATCCGCATGTTCCGGGGGCGCACTGGTCCGTGGACGACGTTGGACCTCATCCACCATGCTGCGGGCATAGAGCCTGTAACCTCAGAGAGTTATGGCACGGATATTCTATGAGGAAAGCGCGTAGGCGGAAGCACAATCCGCACATCCCCCCGCACATCGACCAGGCCGCTCTTCCAGCGGCCATCTATTTTGATCATCGCAACGCCGGCGTCTGGTACACGCTGCATTACGACGAGACCGGCAAACAGCGCCGGCGCAATGTGGCACCTGCTGACGTGGGCCTGGCCGAGTTGCACCAGATCATGGAGCAAACCTCGGGGGTCGATAAAGGCACACTGCGTTACGTCTGCGCGCAGTTTCATCTGAGCGATCGTTACAAGAAACTCAGCCTCAAGACTCACAGCGACTACTGCTATTCGCGAGACGTCTTGCTTGGCATACCGACCCGGCTGGGCAAACCGTTGGGGGAACTGCTGGTGAAGAAATTCACGGCGGCACTGATCCAGCGGATTGTCGATCGCCTGGCGGACGAGGGCACGCCGTCTAAAGCGGCGCATGTTCTGCGCTACCTGCGCCGGGTACTGCAGTGGGGTCGCAACCGGGGTTACCTCGACAGCAATCCGGCGCAGGGCATTGAAGCGCCGGTGGAGCGCAAACGCCGGCGTTTGCCGGAACACCAAGTCATGGAGGTGCTGGTCGACCGTGCGCTGGCATTTGGCCGGTTGGCCAGGAACGAGAAAGGTGGCTGTCCGGAGTACCTGAGCTACGTGATGGAGATCGGTTACCTGTGCCGCTTGCGGGGCATTGAGACCATAACCCTGACCGACGCCCATGAACTGCCCGAAGGGATTATGACCAACCGGCGGAAGGGCAGCCGGGACAACATTGTCCGCTGGACGCCACGTCTACGCGCAGCTTGGGAGGGAGCCAAGGCCTACCGGGCCAAGGTGTGGGCCAGCAAATCGACGGTCTTTCCGATTCGTCCCGATCGACGCTACATCATCGTGGCCAGCCATGGCGGGGCTTTACGCAAATCCAGTCTGGATACGGCCTGGCAACGGTTTATTACCTCGGCTATCGAGGACGGCACCATCATGGCCGAGCAGCGCTTCGGACTGCATGACCTTAAGCGGCGCGGTATCACCGACACTGCCGGCACCCGAGCGGACAAGCAAGAAGCCAGCGGTCACCGGGACGGTGCAATGATGGACGTCTATGATCTCAGCGTTCCGCTGGTAGACGCTTCGCGGACGTAGCCGTTCTCACAAGTAAGATCAGAGTCGCGCGTTTGATATTAGGCATGCGTAAAAAAGCCCGCCAGCACGGGCTATCTTAAAAGAAAAGGCAAATATTTAAGCGCTGAGGGGTGCGATGGTTATTGATGCTCGAACTCTTCCGCAGTCATATAGCCTAGATAGGAGCAATTGATCAACGTCGCCAACTGAGAGACCTTCGCCCCTTGTTTGGCCTGAGCAATATGCCCTAGGGAAACAGACTGGGCGTCATGTGCCGCATATACAGATGCATAGGCCATCTGCCCAGTGCTGTTATCAACGAAAGTGAAGCTATAGAAATGCTTTTTCATAAGTGCTGCTCCTTTGTGTTAATCATTGATCAAGCGAAATCACTTCGCTCATAAACTTACGCTTGAGTGAGCCACGTAATTAATCATTTATACTCAGTCCCTACTGGCGCGCCCCAATGCTTTTACAGCTGCGCGGTATGAACTATCTTCAAAATCTGAATATCCATCAAGAGTTTCGATCAAGAACTTGACGGCCTCAGCCCCACCAGCCTCGCCAAGCGCTTCCAGAGCAAATGGATAGCCTTGAGTTTTCCGAGATCTTTTTACCTCGGCAATTAATCGATTAACACCATTTGAGTTTGCCATTTACGTCTCCCTAGGATAAAAAACTCATCGAAAGGATAGACGCATCGAGAGCACGCGTTACTTTTTTTCCAATTACATTGCCCCCCTTCATCATTTGGTCAATGCCTCCAGGACCTGATTTGACGTTCGACAAATCCCAATTTTTTGAACTCCCTGCCAATGCCAAAAAGCCCGTTAAAACGGGCTTGAAGGGAGGCCAACATCAGTGAATGTCCTGATAATGGAACTCAGCACCGCCCGAATACTATCGGTTTGGTTTCAGCAACATGCCAACGCTCGGTGATGGTTTTGGCTTTCCAAGTGTAAAGCACGGTGCAGGCATACCTGTTTCAGGATCGGTGCCATTGGTGGGCTCTCCGATCAGCTCCCAGCCTCTGGACAGAAATGTATTTACGATATCAGTGTTGTACACCGTCTCGATTTGCTCGTACTGCTTATTCATTTGACGTTCCTTGGCATTTTATGGGCATTTTTTCTAGGCATGGCACTGCTGATTTTCGCGTTCAAACTCGTTGTAGATAGCGCGTCAGCCTACAGTCCGCTGAAAGCCACCGTCCTCTGGCAACTGGCTTGATTTCTTGGCGGGACGCCCGAGAATATAGCAAGGCAACGCGCTCCCGTTGGGTCGAGTGGTCGCCAATACTGCCAAGAGTAGCCAGCCCTCACTGATTTTTTGATTAGCTTCGGTCAAGGAGTCAGCTTCATACAAAACGGCCGCTTCAGATAATTGCAT